CATGTTTCTTCAGTGTTACAGGTTTTGGAATTTGAAAAAAGGGTAAATTATGGGAAAAAGAGGGCCATCACCGCAACCGGTAGCAGTTTTGAAGGCAAAGGGTACAATTAACGTCACCAGAGCAAATGACCAAATTGCAGACGCAAATGAGTTGGATTGGATTTACAATGAAATACCAACACCACCGGATGACTTAACAGAAAAGGCCAAAAACATCTGGAATCAGCAACTTTTGCAGTCACGGAAGATTTACGGCTACATTTCATTTATAGACTTATCAATGTTTAAGGAATACTGCTATGTTTACGGTGAGATGGAATACTTAAAGGAACATACTAAAGGTAGAACATACACCGATGATAAAGGAACAATCAGATTAGATCCTTTATACATGGAGTTGAACAAACTGCGCAAGGATTTCATCAGACTTTCACAAGAATTTGGATTTAGTCCAAGCGCACGCACACGTATAACTTTGCAAAACAAACCAGACGAAAATACAGACATTTACGGAGATGGCATATAAATTAAACACAGTACAAAACATTGATTTTTTAACAAATAATTTGCCAGATAAATGTGCAAATTTAATAATTGCAGACCCACCATATTACAAAGTAAAAGGTGATTTTGATTTTATATGGAAAACTTTTGATGATTATTTGTTTGATGTTGAAAAATGGGCTATTGAGTGCAAACGCTTACTTGCTGATAATGGAACTTTGCTTTGGTATGGTGATGCTAAAAATATTGCATACGCTCAAATTATATTTGATAAGCATTTTAATTTATTGAATAGCATAGTATGGGAAAACACAAACGACCACAAACAGCAAATAAGATTTAACAAAGATTTACGAACTTTTGCACCACTTACAGAAAGGATTTTAATGTATGATAAAGGTGAAGACCAAACAGGATTGGAAGTTGTTAAGCAAAAATATTGGGCTCAAATGTCTCCTTTTTCTAAAATAATTTTAGACCATATAAATAATAAAGGTTTTACCCAAAAACAAATATCTTACTTACAATTATCTAAAACAGGAAAACCAACTGGCTGGGTTAGTAATAAAATAAAATTTGGACAATTACCTACTGAACAACAATGGGTTTTGATATGTGAACTTTTTAATATAGAAAACAAATACAAAGATTTATTAAAAGAGTATAAAGATATTTCTAAAAACTACGAGTTAATACAAAAAGAACACGAAAAAACACGCAGACCATTTAACAACGATTTACATTTAGGCGATGTAATAAGATTACCAAACTACGAAACAAGCGACTACGACCACGATACAATAAAACCCGAAAAACTAACAAGGATATTAATTACAACTTGTAGCCGTGAAAATGATTTAGTAATAGTTCCTTTTGCTGGAAGTGGTACGGAGTGCGCTATGAGTGCAAAAGAAAAAAGAAACTTTGTAGGATTTGAAATAACAAAAAAACATGCAGACATGAGTAATAAAAGAATAGAAGCAATTTTAAAACAACCAAGTTTATTTTAATGGCATATAAAACAGATTTTACAAAAATAGATTTAGATAAATACTTTTTTGATGATAAAACCGCCAATACTGTGGTAAAGTATATCGAAGAAAATGTAAAGCATGTGAAAGGTGATTTGGCCGGTAAACCTTTCATTCTTGAAGAATGGCAAAAGAACGACATCATTAGACCTTTGTTTGGTTGGAAGCACATTGACACTGGATTGAGAAAATACACCAGTGCCTACATAGAAATTCCAAAGAAAAGCGGTAAATCGTTTTTAGCTGCATCAGTTGCTTGTATTTTTATAGACATAGAGCGTGAAGGAGGTTCGGAAATTGTGGGTGTGGCATGGGGCCGCAAACAAGCGGGTTTAGTATTCGAGGCAACAAAGCAAGTTATTCAAAAGAGTCCGCGACTAAAATCTAAATGTAACATTTATAGAAATTCAATCACTGCACCGGATCACATTGGTGGTTTGAAAACTTACCAGATATTGAGTAAGGAAGCAGGGGGAGAAGACGGCATAAATCCCCAGCTCGCCATAATTGACGAACTCCATGTACACAAGAACAATGAGGTTCTTGAAATGGTTGAAAAATCACAAGGGGCAAGAAAGCAACCTTTATCGTTCATAATTACAACGGCAGGTTCTGATTTGTACGGAATCGGGTACCAACGGCACGAAAACGCCATTAATGTGGCAAAGGGGGTAACAACAGACGAAAGTCAACTTGTATGCGTGTATGGTGCCGATTATGAAGACGATCCATTTAAAGAAGAGACATGGATAAAAGCAAATCCAAATTATAACATTAGTATCGGTAAAAGGGCTTATGAAAAGGAAGCGGCCAAAGCTATGGTCAGCGCATCAAGTCTAAATTCATTCAAACGGTACTATCTAAATATTTGGACACAGTCAAAAGATGGGTGGATAAACGATGAAATATGGAATGCAAGCCAGTGGGAAATGGATGAAAGTATTTTAAAAGATTACCCATGTTATGGTGGTTTAGACCTTTCTTCACGTTCAGACATCACGGCTTTCAGTTTAGTATGGCAAATCGAAGATAAATACTATTCTAAAAACTGGTTTTGGCTTCCAGAGGACAAAGGAACACAATCAGCAGATACAAACAACATTCAATATCGTGAATGGGTGCGAGATGGCTATATTGAAGAAACAAGCGGCAATGTTGTAGATTATGACTTTATTATTTACAAATTGGGTGAATTAAACAAAATGTATCAAATTAAGTCCATTGCTTATGATAATTGGAACAGTCACCACATTGCACCTCGCTTAATGGATGAGGGGCTTGACTTAATTGAATTTAGACAAGGATTCAAAAGCATGAATGCACCAACAAAAGAAATGCAGGCCGCAATCGAAAGTCGAAAGTTTAACCATTTTGGGAATCCGGTGTTGAGATGGATGGCAGGCAATGCAAGTGTTAAAAGTGATCCAGCAGGAAACATAAAACTTGAAAAGGATTTCAAAGCACCAAGTAAAAAAATTGATGGATTAATTTCAAACGTCATGGCCTATGGCTTATGGCTTGACAATCCAGAAGACACAAATAGTTATTTAGAACAAGGAAATTTATATATTATATGATACTTACAGAACCAGTGTACAACGTACTCAATTACAAAAAGAATTTTGATTTCATTTTTTTACAAATGTTAAAAAACAACAATCAAGAAGATGCCTATGATGCCGCGCTTGATTTAGTGCGAGAATATGCACCTAATTTCAAACATTACAAAGACTTTGATTCATATCGGGTCATTTTGGCTAATAGTCAAGATCGCGGGCCGGTGTTAAGTAATTACAAACCAAATCTTGACATTCCAATGGATGTGATTGATGCTATTTGCAAGGGAATAGATGAACTATTTCACAAGCACTTAAAAAGGGTCAAAGTAAGAAAAATGGCATACGATGCCTGCGTGAAAGAAATCAATATTTACTTCCCACACTACAAACCACACAAAAACTACCAAAGTTATAAGGCAAGCGAAAGCATTCGTCACAAAAACAAATCAATTGAAAAGAAAAAGCGAGTTGTAAAAAAAGCAAAATGAACAAAGAAATTGCAAAAGAATTAGATGCAGAATGTAAAAATGTTGCACAAAGATTTTCAAGGACAGATCGTGAAGGTAATTTCAACAAGGAAACTTTTGAAGTAGATGAAATAATTTCAATGTCAGACCACACCGCAACGGTTGTTTTTAAAAAATCAAGTGGAAAATTAGCAGCAGCATTTTTTTATTACATTGCAAGGGGATATTCAAAAGGTTGGAAGTATTTTTTCCCAACCGATTCACACATTAATGGTCTTGCATCATTTCATTATTTCAAACTTGAAGTTGAGCGTAAAAACTATGATAAGAACTTTTAGTTAAATAAATTACAATTATTACAAATAAAATTTAAAGATTTTTGCAAGGATGAATATATTAGGGTTTGAGGTAAAACGGATCAATCCAGTTCTTTCAGAAAAGAAAGGTTTCTTGAATGCCAATTTTGGCGGAATGGTTGGGCGTACACCGGTAAACGAAAAAAGTGTATTTGGATTAAGTGCATATTGGGCAGGCGTTCGAAGAATATCTGAATCAGTGGCAATGTTGCCTGTGGATGTGTTTAAAAAGGTCAATGGTAAACGTACAATGACAGACCATCCGGTTGAATACCTACTTAATGCAGAATCTAATTATCAAACCTGCGCATTTGACTTTACACAAATCTTAATAACATCAGCAATCAATCACGGAAATGGTTTAGCAATAATAGAGCGTGATAGATTTGGCACACCAACCGGACTTGTTAACGTATCACGTGAAATATGTGAACCGTTGAAATATGATGATGAATTATATTGGAAGGTTGAAGTAAAAGAAGCAGCAAACAAACAAGAAAGTTTACTTGTAAAAGATAGAGATATTATTAATCTTAGAGGTTTTGGATCGGATCCCGTAATCGGTATAAGCGCAATTCAAGCACATAAGCAGAATTTAGGGCTTTCGATAGCTGCACAAGATTACGGTGCCGATTTCTATAATAAAGGCACAAGAATAGATGGTTACATTGAATATGCAGGTGTTTTAAAGCCAGAAACCAAAGATGCAATCAATCAGCAATGGACAAATAACTATGGCGCAAACGGCACGCGTGGAACGGCCATTTTAGATGCAGGTTCAAAATACCATCGTTTAGGGTTACCACCACAAGACGCGCAATTTATAGAGACACGTAAATTCCAAAAGAATGAAATTGCAACAATTCTTGGCATACCATCACACATGATCAATGAAATGGATGGTGCAACATTTTCAAACATTGAACATCAATCAATTGAATTTGTTACTTATGGCATTGGCTCATGGATTGAAAAAATAGAGCAAGAGTATAGAAGAAAGTTATTAAAAGAAAGCGAAAAGCGCAACCATTACTTCAAGCACAATGTTGATCGTTTGCTTAGAACAGATGTAAAAACCAAAGGTGAATACTATCGATTGATGACAGACATAGGTGCTTACACAATTAATGACGTTCTTGAATTAGAAGATAGAAATTCAGTTGATAACGGTGATGAAAGATATGTTCAAATCAACAGAATACCAATTGAACAAATGAAAGAATACTATAAAAAAGACATACCAAAATAATGAATAAAATAGAAAGAATAGCAGAAGTTCGTGGTGTTAATGCCGAAAACAGAACCGCGCAATTTGTAATATCAACTGAATCAATAGACAGACACGGAACAGTGTTTAAATTGGCAGGTTGGGATTTAGAGAATTATAACAGAAACCCAATAGTGGCATACAACCATGTAACAAGTGATTCCAATCCAGACACAATAATTGGCACATCCAGAGTATACATAGATGGTGAAGAGTTAATTGGCGAGGTTACTTTTGAGCGTGAAGGCAACAATCCATTAGCAGACAAAGTATTCAATAAAATGCAAGATGGTATTTTGAAAATGGCATCAGTTGGGGCAATTCCACATGAATATCGTTACGGCAATGTTGACAATGGTGAAGATAGTGGAACAATCTACTTCACACGTCAAGAATTGATCGAATGGTCAATTGTTAGTGCAGGATCAAACAAAGATGCTTTCAAAAGAAGTGCAGACCAAATTGATGAAATTAAAAAATCTTTGGAAATAGTTGAAGATGTTGCAC